ATAACACCTTCCAGTATTTCAACATCAGCGAAAAGTGCAGTGCTTCCAATAACAGGAACGGTGATGTCTTTTGTAATTACAAATGTAGATGTTCTAGTTCCAGTTGCCGCAGAAGATATCGCTACGAGACCCTTCTTTAAGGTCAGTGTGACGGGTTTAGTGCCGTCTGGGTCAAATGATACCACAAACGAAATTGCCGCCCTTGCAGCGCGTTTTGGGCGGGGTACATAACCAATATTTCTAGCCAGTGATACTACGTTCTCTCTTAGAGTAGCACTGTCGATGAATACTTCATTGCTAACCATGTTAGCATTGAATGAAGCGATATATGTATTATATGCAAGCGTATCTATCAGTACTGATAAGTTAGATCCCTCAAAATCATAATCCGTGAATGTTGAATTTGATCTTAGATGATCAACAATTGATTGTTTAATCTGGTCAAAGTCCAGATTTGAAAAATTTATTAAAGACATTTATCTTAAAGGTTGGAAGATGAATTCTAATGTTTGAGTTTGCGCTTCAATTCCTATAATTCTGAAATTTATCTTTACTGCAATCTCATTATTGTCTGGTTCAGCAATAACAGTTACAGAATCACTATCTAGTTCAACGCGAGGTTCATATTGTTCTATAGTTTGACGAATTTCATCTTCAAGCACATTTATTGAGTTTAGATCAAGATAATTTTCAAATAAAAGATTATTTACATCACATCCAAGATCTGGTTGGAAAAAACGCTCTCCTCTTAAAGTAGATACTAGATTTCTGATTGATCTAGCAATAGATCTCTCATTAGATAACGTAGTTACGTCGTCCGTTGCGGGATTTCTAACAAATGAGAGACTAATATCCTTAAAAGGTTTAGATGTCCGTTCTAACGGCATTTATTTAGAGCATAATATGTTTATTTATTACCTATTTTACTCAAAAAGTGTCTCCGGTTCGCTCTCGTCAGTGAAAATTTCACTTTCTTTGCGAATATTTGTCTTTTTGCGATCTTTATCATCATTCATGATTTCACGAATCAACTTCTCATGCTGTTTTGCAGCTAAATTGTCCAAAAAATCGTTTTCAAATAGCATTTTTCTCCTTTTTTCGTATTTATCAGGGGTCAGGATACCTTCCGTCCTGAGAATGGTACATATCTAACGGATCNTCATCCTCTTTTTTACGTTCTTTTGCTGTTTTCCAGAAATATTCGTCNTCTCGACCCATACCGAGTCGATCAAAACCATTCTCTACACTATAAAATTCAGTNGAAACCTTAAAATCAGGCATTTTTGGCTCTTCTGGAGTCAGTGAGTTGTCGAAAATGCGTAATCTATTATTAGGATACAGTGCATATTGACCATTATCAAGTTCAATTAGGTTATGTGACTTATGTTCTGCTGGATTTTCACTTGTAGCATAGTCTANTACATCAGGATCTTGATGATAGTTGTCTATTGTGCANATATAAGTGCCTTTTTGGATCCCATGATCGCGTGTATAGCACTCAAAATCCATACTTCCAATAAACTGCTTAGTGACCGCTACGACCCCGTAATCCATGCAATTCCAAAATTGGAGGTTGGGTAACGACATATCAGGAACGGGCGCTTCAGGGGCGCTTACAAAGGCACTGATAGGCAATTTGTCGTACATTGCAGCATACTCTGGTAGATATGTTTCAAAGTAAAATGCTCTTCCTGGTATACTCTTACAACTAACCCATACACCTTTTACATATTCCCCGTGCCCGCTTTGATGATCAGTTAAGTATTCTTTGCGGACCCATACTTCTATAGACGGTAAGTTGCAAATCAGAGCAGCCATAGTGACACTTCCGGTGGAGTTCCGGATATTTAGGTTTCTTTACATTAAAAAAGCGTCCGTGAGGACGCTGCGGTTATTACTTACCTTGACCACGGTAAGGTTTCTTTTTGTTATTACGAGAGGTCGCAGAGTACTTTGTATGTTTTCCTGCTCCCTGACGAGTTTTCTTGGGAGGAGTCTCTACAATTGCTTTTTCTGCATTGAAACGTACAGCCATTAAAATACCTCTTCTAGTTTGATGTGAGTGGGATCGAGTGTAGCTTCAGGGTCTTCATAATATGCATCCGCATATAATTGCATTAACTCTGCTGCCGACTCAGGGGAGATTCTCTCTTGTAAGAGTTCTCCCTTATAGTATACATTATACAACATTAAATGACTCTTGTCTTCTCATGACCAACACGAATACGAGGATCACACCAGATCTCATAGTCTTGCTCTTTTGCATCTAGACAGAATGAGACATCTTCTCCGCACATATCTTGTACAGCACCAGACTCAAAGACTTGCATCTTAGGAGCAAACCAAGGATACTCAAGACCTTCAAATACACCCTTCTTGATCATTACCCAACCAAAACCTGTGTAATCAACTGTAAATGGTTTCTTACGCTTAGCCATTGTTTCTAAGGTTTCATGATTCATCACACCACCATTATTACGGAAGTCATCTTCTTCCAACCAGTGTGCAACAGAAGAAGTCTTACCATCTTCTGTAAGATACCATCCAGAAACAATTTCTTTTTCTTCACCTTCTGCAGGATTTGCTAGATCACATAACTGCCAGAACTTTTCTGTATTGAATACAATATCACTATCAATCCACAACTGATAGTCATAAGGCAGTTTACCATCCCAGGGAACCTGCTTAGGACCACGTAGAACGTTTGCACCAAGTACCTTACAACGTGCAAAGTTAACCATTGAACTATAGTCTTGACTAATCTGAATACTCAGACCACTCTGTACCAAGTCAAAACAAAGTTGTACGAATGCTTTCAGAAATGTATATGAACATCCTCTTCCAGGTAGACAGAATACAATTGTCTTACCTTTCATTCTTGCTTTAATTGCTTCATAGTCCCATTCGGGACCTGCTGCCTTCTTCGACGACACTTTGGGCGTAGCAGCTTTTACTGTAAATCCTTTAGCCATAAGAGAACAAAAACCTCAAATCAATTCTAACGCTTTATTTAGAGTAAGTCAATAACTTGCTTCTTCATATTGTTGTACGGAAACCTCTTCATATGATAGATCTTTTAAACTATAATCTGACTTCATTAACCCTACAAGGGCTTTTACCGTACTCCATGTAGTCTTGAATTCTTCTTCACCAATGCAATTCAAGATGCATTGTTTTCCTGCGTAAATGTGAAAAACCTTTTCGCTCATTTTTATACTCCGGATATTTTTTAACTAGTGGGGTCTTCAAGACACATTATATATCATCGACCCCCTAGAGTCAATTTTTATACCAAAAAATTTTTTAATGGACTCGGTATCTCTCTCTCGATTTTGGTTCGTTGTAGGTTAGGGTAGTTAGGCGTTTTAAGCTTAGGGCGGCATTTCTTTACATTTAGTACGCACGATTAACTGCTGTTCAGTGTTAATTACGAGTACGAATATAAAAAAAGAGGGACTTAGCGCCCCTCTAAAAAATATTCAATAATTATAATAATCTGCGTTTGTGTTATCAATCAGGTTACGAACTTTATCCTGCTGAAGTTTCATCACAACGCTGCTATTCTTGTTTGCTTTGCTGTTACCCAGAAAAGCATTGATACCATTGTTCGATGTTACTCTCAGGCGCAATCCGCAATCGACAACATTACCCTCAGCGGTGACGAAGTAGATAGTCCGCGAAGACTTTCCACCGCCCTGAAGAACAATGCTAGCACCATTTTCCAGCAACTTAACAACGGGGTGCTGCTCTACTTTGAACTTATAAAGAGTGCGATTGTCCGTGGCGTTGATAACAACATCCATGTCCCTATGTGAATCAAACTCCTTGAGGAGGATATCACGCACGTCATCATAATCCAGACTATCTAATGCTAACTCACAGAGTGCGTTGAAACTATCACGCATCTTGGTGATGAACTCTTCGTCACAGCGGATTGATGTAGGTAACTGCCGCAACTCTTTCATATTAGATAGGAACGGCACAAAGATATCACCCAGCGCAGCATTGTGTGCTGTGGTGTTGAACCAATCGAAAGAACCCGTTGTGATACTCTTCTTGCGCTTAATGCTGATTTTGTTGTTACCAGCAACGGCGTCTTCTTTTAACTTAGTGCCGCCGCGCTGCTCTACAGTTTCGCTATAGAGATTGAGAGCGTTGAGCAATGCAATTGTGTTTGCCTCGTTAGCAACACCTTCGCGATGGACTTGTCCTGTTGTGTTGTACATAGTGATCGACACTGAATGTAGAGAATTGGGGGAGTTTTGGTCCTTGCCCCCATGACCGGATTCTACCACAGAATCAGTTAAGGCGCATCCCTGAGAA